GCTATGCGCATCGCATCCTCGGCCTTCAGAGTGTTGATAATAAGGTCGTACTGAGCCTGCCACATAGGCATCCGGTCATCGTTCTTCAAGAACGGCATCGACTGCAGTAACGTCCCGTACAGCATGGCCTGCGGGGCATAGGTTGTGAACCAATTAACCTGGTTAGTTGAGCTCAACGGCTGAACCCGCTCGTAATAGATAACCTCAAAGTTATAGTCAAGGTCAGGCGTAGGCGCCACTAGCCAATGGGTGTAGTCGTAATCAGAGTAAAACTTCGGGACTTCCGTCTCGCTAGGATTCGGCCAGTACTCCCGCAGGTACTCAGGCTTGCGCAACAGGACCGGATACCGGTTGTTGGCCACTGTCACGTTCATGGAGACCGTCTTGTGCCACCGGGCAGGCTTATCAATCACAGACTGCGTAGCAATCATCTGACTTTCCTGGACCGTCAGGTTGCCTAGAAACTTGATCTGGCTGGCGATAACCTGCTCAGCTAACATAATAAAAGTAGGAATCTTGTCTACCGTGGCGGTATCAGTCCGCTCCAGATAGGAGATCACGTCAGCCACTAGGCTGTCATAGGTCATCACAACTGCGGAGGTCATGGTACTTTCCTTAAACTTTCATAGACTTACGGCCATTTTAAGGTCATGTTGCAACTATGTAAAACGTGTAGTTATTTGGCCAAATACCGGAACCGCTCATCACCTCGTCTAGTAACAAGCCCCCTCAGTACTTTCCCACCTGCCTTCGTAAACTTCAAGAATTCATTTGCGGCACCATCAAAGTCACCCCGGTTATGCTTCTGCCGTAAAGTGCTCCGCTGCAGGGTGCCTAGCCCAAGGTTGAAACTAAAACTGACCAGTGCGTCAAGCTGCCCTTGAGTAATAGGACCAGGGCAATACTTGGATACGCCTCGGATAAACCTCTCAAGATCCTTAGAAAGCACCGCATCAGCTTCCTCCATCGTAAACTGTCGATTCCACCCCTCCGGTATCGGCAGAGACTTCCTCTGCTCTAACGGGATCCTTGCGTGGTTCGGGTCGCATACATGCCCAACAAGGCATGTCCACAAAAGAGCCGGACAACGGTAGGGACGAAGCTTGATTCCTTCGTGGTGCTGAATCATTTTCAAGCATTGTGGGCTGACTTTCATTGTGGGCACCTACGCTCAAAGTCTTTCCGCTTTAGTATCAATTGGCTGTAGCTTGTCTCTGGATGGGCGGTTGAATACTCCCTCTGTGCCGTCTCTACGCAATCTGCGTGCTTATCCGCGCAACCAAACATATGGAACGCTATAAGAATACACAGCAGAACCAGTATTAATAGGCGTGTCATTTGCCAAACGCCCGGCCCCCGAAATGGAAGCTTATTATTGCGGCAAACAAGGCTTGCGTCTCGTCATCCCAAAGCTGATCTGCAAGGATGTCAAAAGATACATTATTATTAATGCCGTGAATATACAGACCGACATCAATGGCCACTAGCAGAAAAAAGAAGCCGAACGTGATAATCGGGCGCACACCAGCGCGGAGGTTCTTCATCCACTGGCTGGTGCCCTCGTTCAGGCTTGTGTCGTGGGCATAGATAGCCTGCATTTCAGCCTGCTGGGCACCCATTAAGGCTTGCTGAGTATCCGCGGAGGACTGCACCTTGATCTCGTCTAGCTTAATGTCCTCAATCTTCGCCTGGGCGGCGTAACCAGCAGCGGCTAGTTGTAGCTCACGCTCAGTCTGCATGGCGGCTAGTTTGAGTTCATGCCCTTTATCGGCACGGTCCTGGAAGAAATCCAAAACTTTAGGCAAGCCGCCCATCAGGAAACTTATCAGCGTAGAAAGTAGTGTCAGCATCAGTGTTTACCTCGCTCTTCCATTAGTTTGATCCGAACTTGCAGGTCGTGAATGTCGTTGTAGATTTCTTCTTTCATGGCATGGCGGCGCTCTGCACTTAACGGGCTGTCAGTTGGCACACCCTGCGACGTAATCAAAGCAGGCATCTGGCCCTCAATCTTAGTTAGGCGCTCAGAGAAACTACCAACCTGCCCCAGTAGCCAAACAATTGCGGATAAAGCGATGGGGATTATCGCCTTCATAATGTCTTGCATGTTCATTCATCACCCCCGTGCCTAAACATCCACCACACTGCGTACATAATAAAGCTACTAATTGACACGCCCACAACGACTGCCAGCCACTCTTGAATGTTCTGAATCCGCTGCTCTTTCTTGCGTTTGATGGCGTATGCTTTTAGCCGAATCTGCCGGGCTTCTTCCTCAAGGGCATTCTTGCGCTCTTGGATAATAGCGTCCCGCCGTTGGCACATCTCTTCGTACAGACCAGACTCGTTACCGGAGCCGTAAATTAAAGCCTCACGGAGCTCCACTTCCATCTTGAACATCTGGCGCGACGCAAACATCGCATCAAGCGCCTCGGCAGTAGCGTCCTTCTGCTTACCAAGCTTCTGGTCATGCTCCTGCTGTATTACCGCAGCCTGTATCTCACCCTGCGCCGTAAAGAAGGCGCTAATGTCGTGGTAGCACTCCTGTACCTCTTTACCGAGGGCGATTGCCTCTTTTACGCCAGCAACTGCCGCCTTTGCGACCGCGAAGGCCGCCCCAATTGTGATCGGATCCATATTTCACTTGTCGGCCTTTCCATCTAGTTTGTCGAAGATCTTACTCAACATTTGCTTTATGTCATTGATGTCAGACTTGTAATCATCCCGATTAACGTAAATTAAGGGGAGGTCAGACATCTTGTCTTCAAGGCGCGTAATAGAGCGGGTCATGCTGTTGATGAGCCAACCCCCAAAGAAACCAGCAGAAGCAAATCCAACATTAATTAAGAACTGAGGTTCCATGCTTAGCCGCCAAAGGAAACTACCGCCATTGGAGCACCAGAGAAGGTGCCGTCAACAACTAACGCGCCGCCGCCACCAAAAGATGCACCAACAAAAGCCAAGAGTATGCCGCTCATTTAGAACCCCACTGATATAACTACAATATTGTCGTCAATAAAAACAGCATTTGCTAATGATCTAGGAGGAAACTCTATGAATGCCCTTTTCTTTGCGCGAGAAGAGCGGTAAGAGTTTTCCACTAACGAATGAATAGAGATAAACTCATCCGTATTGTTAAATAATATTATCGCATCCCCCTTAGAGAACACGCTACCAGGGAGAGTAACTACACCTCCCTGATCTATCCTAACGATTTTATTTGCATCCGTTTTGGATAGCGTATAACTCATGGTTTAGGATACTTTGCCTTAACCGCCGCAATCTTAGCCGCCATTTCTACCATAGCATCAGCGCCCTTCCACATTGCGTCTAACTGATCTGCAAGCGTAGGGTACGCAGCACGACGACTCGCGTAATAATCAGGATTATCAGCACGGACAATCTCGGACTTATCAATAGCGACAGTCTCAGCGCCGTTAATGCCCTCAATCTTGCGTGTCTTAGGTGTGAGAGCAGCCCACAGCGCTTCTTTGGCATCAATCTCAGCCTTAACACGGCCTTCTGATGCAGCAATGTAAGTAGCCAGATCAGCGTCAGGTGGCACAAACGTCATCCAGTCATACGTCAGACTGTTATGCTCAACCTTCAGAATGGCGATAGCCCGATCTTCACCGGTAACGCCAGACTGCAAACCTTCTAAGGAAATCATTTTACTGCCTCCAATCTAAAGTTCTTACCCGGATGCTGCCCCGTTACAGGCAGAATCTTAATGTCTTTAAAACCTACCGCTGTACACAAGTCACTCAATGACTTAGGCGTGTAACCCCACAGGTGCGGAGATAAAGCACCCTTCTCTTGTGTCTCAAGAGTAATACGATCTACGTGAGCGCCATAGATACACATAGCAGTCATGTGCTGATCTGCACCATCTTGCTCTAAATAATCTTTGCATAGGCCAGCAAGGTCAGGAGTCTCCAAAACAAGCATACCGCCCTCTTTCAACGTGGCAAGCCACTTCTCTAGGACGCTAGGAGCGCGATGCTGTGGAATATGCTCAATTAAATGGCTGGCAAAGATTTCGTCAGCGCACTGCTCTGGCAGATCTAACTTCATGATGTCTTGCTTAATGTCTGCGGTATCGCTGTGCATATCAACACCAAGATAGCCGGGCAGACGATCACGGCCACAGCCCATATTGAACTTGATAGGTTGGCCTTCTTCTAGCAATTTGGCGATAACAGACTTGTAGCTGCCAGTGCCTTCAGGTAGACGATCAGCCCAGCGACGGTCAATAAACTCTTTGTCATCCAATGTCAAAGGACGGGTAGGCTTGATGTTCGTGTAGTAGTTCTTCAGGTCTACAGAAGGATGCGCCGTGTATAAGCCGCTTGCCAAGTCCATATGCAGACATTGCACATCGGTATTAACTAGGAGCTTTGTGCCACGCTTATGCAGACGATGGACAAAGAAGTTGTCCTCACCAATAAACGGAATCTCGTCATTGATGTTGTTGCCAATGCAGGTAAACGGCAGGTCAGGAGCCTCATCCTTCATTGCTTGCAAGATGGAGATAGGAATCATCATCACATCCATGCCGGTCTGCCATGCCTCAATCAGTTGACCCGGATCGACGTTAGGAATAGTGATCCAATCCTTGTTGCGTACCATAATCATAGCGTCAGAGCATTTGATGTAGTACACACCTGTTACCACTGCGTCTGGGTTCTTTTCTGCGGTTTCGTGCAGCACCTTAAAGCCGTCATATGGGAGAACTGTATCCTCACCGATAAACAGCATGTACTTAGCACCAGAGGTCAGTGCTTGTTCTATAAGATAGTTACGGGCAACGTCAACTTTCTCGCCACCGATATGCACAAAGCCGTGGGAGAAGCCCATCAGGTCAATGTGCAATCCATCATATCCATCAAAATTCTGTGCTGCGGTTTCTTCCAAGTTACGACGGGGCTGTGCAATCAAGACGTAAGGCGCAATCGTCTTGGATTCATCGTAGATTTCCTGCATCGTTGTTATAATTTTATCGCGGTTGTACACGTATTTCTCCTTGGTTAAAGTTTATTGAAAAACGGGCTTAAAGCATAACCTACTTTTTGTTGTACGTTTGTGGAGATTTTTTGGCCCATAGTAGAATTATCTGGAACAAAATAAATATCGCCGTTAGGGGCAAGAATGCCGCTTTGGTAAGCACCACCAGCCGATGTGCGAACTAAGGAATATGTAGAAACAACACCGGTAGCAGATACTTTTTGCCCTCTATTTGCTGCATAAGGAACAAAATGGATGTCTCCATTAGGGGCAAGGACTCCACCGACATATGCAAAGCTTGTTGTATAAACTAAAGAGTAAGTAGAAACAACGCCAGCAGCAGATATTTTTTGACCCCTATTTGCATTTTGCGGAATAAAGTGAATATCCCCGTTTGGTGCTAAAACACCCCCCATGTATGCGTCTGCTACTGTGTAAACTAATGAATAAGTTGACACTACGCCTGCCGCTGATATTTTTTGACCTCTAACAGCAGCTTGAGGAACAAAGTGTATATCGCCATTAGCAGCAAGTACGCCACCATAGTAAGCATTAACTGTTGTATAAACTAAAGAGTAAGTAGAAACCACACCCGCTGCT